CATCTACAACACTGATGGCAGCATGATGGAGCGCACCAACAACGTGATTTACCGTCCCCAGCCTTACATTGCCCAAAGCTATGATGGCATGGATCAGACTGGCAACTTCACGGCTTACACCCAGCTCTCCGTCCCTGCAACGCTCGGCTTCCAGAAGTCCGTACCGTTCATCTTGGACGCACTCGAGCTGCGTGATGCACTGCAAGAAGGTCGCCTCGGTGATGCTGCAAAACAAAAGCTGGCATCTGACATCAACATCGCCATCATGAACGTGGCCGCTGCCCAAGGTTCTTTGGTCGTGACCGTGAGCACCGCTGCTGGTGACTATGACGATGTGGCCCTGTGCGACAGCATCATGAACGAGCAGGGCGTGCAAGCGTTCGACCGTTACCTAGCCCTGTCCAGCCGCGACTACAACGGCATTGCAGGCAACATTGCCGGTGGCACTGGTGGCGCATCTGTGTCGCGTAGCTTTGCAGGCACTAAGTCGAACACCGCCTTTGAACGTTCGTTCGTTGGTATGGTTGCTGGCTTTGAGACTTACAAGTTGGATTACGCAAACCGCTTGGCTGCACGTACTGGTTCTAACACCACTATGTCTACCCTGGCTGCGGCGAACAACTACTACGTCCCACAAGCCACTTCTACCGCTACGACCGGCGAGACCCAGAACGTTGACAACCGCTTCCAGACCATCACTGTCACATCGACAACTGATCTGCGTGTGGGCACTCCGTTCCAGATCGGCGGCGTTGAGGCTGTGCATCACATCACCAAACAGGGCACTGGCTTTGCCAAGACCTTCCGTGTGATTAGCATCACAAACTCGACCACTTGCGTTATCACACCGCCAATCATCTCGGCCCAAGGCGGCACTGATGCAGAACTGCAATACCAGAACTGTATCGTGACACCTAGCGCATCGGAAACTTTGACCCGCTTGAACTCGGTCACTGCGCCTATCAACTGCTTCTGGCAGAAAGATGCGTTGGAGATTCTGCCTGGCCGTTACGCTGTGCCTTCTGACGCTGGTGTCGCAGTGATGCGTGCCTCCACCGACCAGGGCATCGAGCTGGTGATGCAGAAGCAATACGACGTGAACACGATGAAGACCAAGTATCGTCTCGACACTTTGTTTGGCGTGGTCAATAAGCAGCCAGAAATGTCTGGTATTTTGTTGTTCGGTCAGACTTAAGGAGTTAAATCATGAGCTATCAAGTCATTTTCACCCAGGGCACAGCCTCCGTCACTGTGCCTGCTGGCGAAAAAATCGCCGTTCAAGCCTTCTCGCCAGCACTTGTGTTTCAGCAAGTTGGTTTCCCCAACTTTCCTGATTCGCAAGACCTGCTGACTACGGTCGAGAACACCACTTATGTGTCACCCGCATTTACCAATGCGACCATCGTGACCATTCAAACTGGTGCATCGGGCGCTAATTATGCTGTCGGCACAGCACCAACCATTAGCAACAATGGCAACTGGCAACCTCAGGGTGCGCCAGCCAACATTGCTGACGGTGCTTCGATGGCTGCAACTGCGGCTAACGTGTTGACTAGTATCATCACAGCAACGCCAACTGCAAGCCGTGACATCCAGTTGCCAACAGGCGCTGCGCTTGATCTGGCAACTGAGTGGGCTGTTAATGATTCGTTCGACTTCAGCGTTATCACTTTGGCTGCGTTTGCTTTGACCTTGACGGTCAACACAGGCGTAACCATTGTGGGCGGCGCTGCGACGGGTGCTAGCGCTGGTGCTGCGGCGCGATTCCGCCTCCGCAAGACTGCTGCTGATACATTCGTGGTTTACCGCATCATGTAAAACAGACAGGCCAGCAGAGATGTTGGCCTGTTTCACTTAGGAGCGCATCATGCCAATGAAAAAAGGTTACTCTGACAAGACGGTTTCCAAGAACATCGCTATGGAAATGAAATCCGGCAAGCCCCAAAAGCAAGCCGTAGCAATGGCACTTGGCATGGCAAGCAAGTCGGCAAAAGCCGCTGGCAAGCCTGGCAAAGCACCAATGAAAAAATGATAAAGTCAGCCGCAATCGTTAAGACCAAGACTCTCGCCCCGTGGCGGGAGTTGCGGCTGCAAAAGCGCAAACTCAAAAAAGCACAAGCCCTTGAGCGCAAGCTGACCAAGCGCTGCTTCCCATCACCTATTGATGCTGTGCAAGAAGTGGAGATTGTGGAAGTGGGCGAGCCAACACGCGACGAGATGTTGGAGCAGGCTGCTAAAATTGGCCTCAAAGTGGACAAGCGTTGGTCAGATGAAACGCTGCTCAACCGCATCAACCAGGCGATGGAGGCATCATGGGATACAGCAAGCGCCAATTCGTAAGTGCCGCCTTAGAGGAAATCGGCTTGGCCTCTTACACCTTCGACATGCAGCCTCAGCAGCTCGAGTCAGCATTGCGGCGGCTGGATGCAATGATGGCAGACTGGAACGCCAAGGGCATTCGCTTGGGCTACCCGATACCCTCAAGCCCACAAGACAGCGATCTAGATCAGCAGACCAATGTGCCAGACTCGGCATATGAGGCCATCATCTGCAGTCTAGGCATCAGGCTTGCCCCGAGCTACGGCAAGCAAGTGATGATTGAGACCAAGACCACAGCCAAGCAGGGTTACGACATCTTGCTTCAGCGTGCGACATTCCCACTGGAAAAGCAACTGCCAGCAACCACACCGGCTGGTGCTGGTAACAAGCCCTGGCGTGTGTATGACAACCCGTTTGTGCGCCCACCCTATAGCCCTGTTGATGCTGGCCCTGATGGGCCAATCGAATACTACTGAGGATCATCATGCCCACCATCAATCAACTGCCCTTGCTGAGTCCTATCAGCAGCGGCGACCAGCTTCCAGTCTATTCGCCGAACAATGGGGATGCACGGCGCACCTCGGTGGGTAGTTTGCTGACGTTCTTTCAGCAGAGCTTTGCTTCACCTACGCTGGCCGTAAACCTGTTTGTGCCTGGCAATGGGTTCAACATCACCGTCCCAACTCCAGTCAGCAATGACCAGTGGATGCTGTTGCAGCCTGCTGGCACTTTGGCATCTGGCACGATCACACTGCCGCTGAACACGGGCGTGCCTGATGGCACAACGGTGCTGATTACAACAACGCAAGAGATCACCTCGCTCACCATTGCGCTGAATGGTGCATCGGCTATTTATGGTGCGGTGACTTCATTGGCGGCAGGAACGGCAACAGCAATCAGGTTTTATCAGCCCACAAATTCGTGGTATCAGATCATTGCCAATACGGTTTATGCGGCTGGCATACAGACTTTCTTGGCAACGCCAACAAGTGCCAACTTACGGGCTGCAATGACCGATGAGACCGGCACGGGTCTGCTGGTGTTTAACACCAGTCCGACCTTGGTAACGCCTGTGCTGGGTACAGTAGCCAGCGGCAACATCAGCGCCTGCACAAGCACCAGCATGGTGATGGTCACTCCGATTCTGGGCACGCCAACATCAGGGACATTGACCAATTGCACGGGCCTGCCCATAGCAACCGGAGTATCAGGTTTGGCTGCAAACGTTGCAACATTTTTGGCAACACCATCAAGTGCGAATCTGGCAGCAGTCCTCACCGATGAAACCGGCACAGGGGCAAACGTTTTTGCAAACACTCCAACGCTGGTGACTCCAATTCTTGGCACACCAACATCTGGAACTCTTACCTCATGCACTGGATTGCCACTTACAACAGGCGTGACTGGCGCTTTGCCGGTTGCAAATGGTGGCACTGGAGCATCAGCTGCAAATCAATCACTGGTTGGGCCTGGTGCTGTTAGCATCACAACTCTTGCCACAGCTTTTAATTCCACTGCAACAGGCAATGCCTTAACCCTTGCAAATGGTGTTGAAGGACAATTAAAGACAATTGTTTATGTTTCAGAAACAGCAGGTGGTGATACGGGCATTTTGACTCCAGCCAATCTTGGAAGCGCGACGACAATCACCTTCAATGCTGTTGGAGATGCGGTAACGCTTCAGTTTTTAGGCACTGATTGGTGGGTTGTCGGCTTACGTGGCGCGGTGGTGGCGTGATGGCTACCAAGCCCAAGTCCTCGGTGAATGCGGCTGGCAACTACACAAAGCCAACCATGCGCAAAGCCCTGTTTGAGAAAATCAAGGCAGGGACTAAGGGCGGCGACCCAAACGAGTGGAGCGCGAGAAAAGCCCAACTGCTGGCGACGGAGTACAAGAAAAAAGGCGGTGGCTATCGTGATTAAAACCACAAAGCACTACCTGCCTGATGGCAAAGTTTTCACAGGCCCAGTGCATAAGATGGGCGAAAGACTCATGACCGGCAAAACGCACACGGCTGCAAGCGTGACCGTCACGCGAACGCCACCCAAAAAAGCCAACAAATGAAAGCCCCGCAAAAGTCACTGTCAGACTGGAGCAAGCAAGACTGGCGAACCAAGTCTGGTAAGCCATCGTCTGAAACAGGCGAAAGGTATCTGCCTGCCAAGGCCATCAAAGCGCTGACTGCGGCTGAGTACGCAGCAACCACTAAGGCAAAGCGCGAGGCTACAAAGGCAGGCAAGCAGTTTGCCAAGCAGCCCAAGAAGGTTGCCGAAAAAGTTAAGGGCTTCCGATGAAAACCCCAGCCTACGCACGCAAAGAAGGCCAGAACCCCCGTGGTGGACTTAACGCTAAAGGCAGACTTGCGGCCAAGGCTGAGGGCATGAATCTGAAGCCTCCAGTGAAGTCTGGTGACAATCCTCGCAGGGCATCGTTTCTGGCTCGCATGAGTGGCAACCCTGGCCCAGAATACAAAGACGGTGAACCCACCAGGCTGTTGCTGAGTCTTCGTGCATGGGGCGCATCAAGCAAGGCTGATGCCAAAGCCAAAGCCAATAAAATCTCGGCCCGAAATAAGGCTAAGAAGTAACCATGCAAATCCCCATCCTCAGTGGCATCTATGCTGACAGCACTCCGGAGCTGCGCACTGCCTATCCTGTGAATATGGTTCCAGTGCCAATCTCATCTGGCATCAGCAATTCTTTTTTGCGGCAGGGTGATGGCATTGTGGCTAATGGCACAGGCCCAGGCGTTGACCGAGGCGGCATCAACTGGAACGGCATTTGCTACAGGGTGATGGGTACAAAGCTGGTGACAGTAGCAAGCAACGGCACTGTGACCGTGCTGGGTGATGTTGGTGGCCCTGTCACCGAGCTGGTGACGATGGACTACAGCTTTGATGTGCTGGCAATTGCATCCGGTGGGCGGCTGTACTACTGGATACCAGTTAACACCCCTGGCACTATAGGCTGGAACCCAACTGCTCCAATACTGAGACAAGTCACCGACCCAGACTTGGGTGTGGTGCTAGACTTCTGCTGGGTGGATGGTTACTTCATGACCACTGACGGTGCAAACCTGGTCGTCACTGAGCTGACAGACCCCACCCAAGTCAACCCATTGAAATACGGCAGTTCAGAGGTTGACCCCGACCCGGTGGTGGCTCTCATCAAGCTACGCAATGAGGTCTACGCACTCAACAGCAACACCATGGAGGTGTTCGACAACGTAGGCGGTGCGCTGTTTCCCTTTGCACGCATTGATGGCGCACAAGTCCAAAAGGGTGTGCTAGGAACCCATGCCTGTTGCATCTACCTGGAACGCATAGCCTTTTTGGGCGGTGGCCGAAATGAAGCTCCCGGCATCTACATTGCAGCAGCAGCCACCACTCAAAAAATAAGCACTCAGGAAATCGACAATCTGCTGCTGCAGTACACCGAGGCGCAACTGGTCAAGGTCAAGCTGGAAGCACGCAACGACAAGAATCACCAGCACCTTTATGTGCATCTGCCAGACCGCACCGTGGTCTATGACGCAGCCGCATCTGAGGCGCTACAAAATCCGGTTTGGTTCACCCTGACCAGCACAGTATCTGGCTTTGCTCAGTATCGCGCACGCAATCTTGTTTGGATTTACGACAAGTGGCTGGTGGGCGATCCACAATCCAGCAACATCGGCTATCTGGTGCAAAACACCGGCTACCACTGGGGCCAGCAGGTGCGCTGGGAATTTAGCACGCTTATCGTCTACAACGAGAGCAACGGCGCGATCTTCAACCGCCTCGAGCTG